TTCATCATTAGAAAATTGCATATTTCTAAAATCACCTATTACATCTGGATTTACTTCCAATTTTCTTCCATCGCACAAAATATCACTGTATCTGCGTATATCCATAAATGTAACATTCGGATTTTCTTTATCAAACCAAAACATTTTTGAGCCACAACATGCATCTAAAATTTTCACTAACATACTCCTCCAATCTTCTATAAAAGATGCTAAAATTCTGTAAATTCAATCCGTTTTAAATTGTTAGCTTCTAATTCATATGCCATATAATCACCATCGCTATCTAATTCATTTGTATAAACCATTAAACTTCCATCATTAAAATGTACATCTTCGAATTGATCAATATTATATTGGTATATTTCATTGTTTTTATATTCAATAGTTACTTTCATTGTTTGTTAATCCTCCAATCTCTTATAAAAAAGTTACATAATCCCTAAGAGTGTCAATTTTTTTGATGGATAACCTAAATCGTTTAAACTCTATAGCTATCAACACTCTTAGCCGATTATTCATTATTATTTATTCAAAAAAAGTTACCGTACCCCTGATTTACGTAAAATCACACTTTCAGGGTACTTTTTTATGCATCTTCAAAATCATTAAATCCTAATTCTATATACTTATCAGGGTCTATTTCTTTAAGCAGTTTTTCAAATTCCGGCTCACTGTATTCCTCGATAAAAGGTTTATAAGATGGCTTCTCTTTTACATAACCGTGAATGAAATAATTATCTTTATTTGTTTTGTATACATCTATGTCATACCATTCATAAAAATTCATTTCACCAAAACTTGATGTTTTTCTTTTATGCAT